GTGGATATAAACTAATGAAACATTCAGGAAAATATAAAGCACATAAAGGTGGATCTTTAACAGCTAAATTTAAAATTCAAAAAGTACATAAAAATGGCTAAATCACCTGCATGGCAAAGAAAAGAAGGTAAAGATCCCAAAGGTGGATTAAACCGAAAAGGAGTAGCGTCATATAGACGAGCTAATCCTGGATCTAAATTAAAAACTGCTGTTACAACTAAGCCATCAAAATTAAAACCAGGATCAAAAGCTGCCAAAAGACGTAAATCGTTTTGTGCTAGAATGAAAGGCATGAAGCGTAGACTAACTTCTGCTAAGACTGCTAGAGATCCTAATTCAAGAATAAATAAATCATTAAGAAAGTGGAATTGCTAATGAGTAAAAGTTTAGAAAAACTTGCAGATCAAATGATTCGGCTAACGCCTGAAGAAGGGCAAAAACTACAGCTAATTATAAAAGCTAAGTTAATGCCTGAAATTGCTAAACAACAACAACAAGGGTTATTACAACAAGCTAATAATCCACAAATGGCACAGATGGGAAGTAGACAAGCAAGAATGCCTGTACCTACTTCTAGAGATGCTGCCATGAGAGGACTACTGAGATGAGAATGAAAACTGCTTTGTTTCTTGGTAAAGTATATGCAAAAAAGGGTGCATCAAGTGCAACTGAAGCTATGAAAGCTCTTTCAGCTAAAACTAAGAAACACGTAAAAAAACATAAGCTAAAATATACTGCAGGAGCTGGTGCTGCTGGAGGATATACAGCTTCTAAAATAAAGGACTAAACTATGCCAATGGTAGGAAAAAAGAAATACCCATATACTAAAAAGGGTAAAGCTGCAGCAAAAAAAGCTGCAAAAAAAATGGGAAAAAAAGTTAAGAAAGGTTACTAATGAAAAACGTATTAACTAAAGCTCAACAAAAGTTACCACAACAGCTTAAAAATAAAATCATTAAATCTAAAATGAAAAAGATAAAAAAGAAAAAATAATATGGCTAATGTAAAAGGAAACTACAAAGGTGGAAGAAGCAAAGAACTTGTAAAATATACAGTTACAGGTGCTGCTAAAGGTAAAGCTAGACAAGCTGTAGAAGCTAGTAAAAAGTTTATTAAAGATGTAGGAAGCAAAACTACAGGGCAGCAAAGATTTTTAGGAAAAACATTACCTAAAGCTTTATTTAAAACTGCTAAGTTTGCATTTAAAAATCCTTTAATTGCTGGTGGTGCATTTTTAGCACCTGCTGCTATAAAAAAATTAGGCACACAAAAAGGTATTAAGTTTTCTGAGTTTAGAGAATTTAATAAAAAAGGAAGAAAAGTTATATAATGGAAAATGAAACTAAACAAAAGAATCCAAATTTAGGTGGTAAAAGACCTGGTGCTGGTAGACCTCCTGGATCTAAAAGTAAAGTATTGTGGAAATCTATGGATCAATTAGCAGAGAAATATCAACATTCTCCTTTAGATTATTTGTTATCTGTGTTAAACAATCCTGCAAGTGCACCTGAACGTAAATTATTTGCTGCTGAAAAGGCTGCACCTTACATTCATCCGAAACTTGCAAGTACTACAACAAAGATAGGAACAGATGCCCCAGTCGAAATTAAAGTCCAATGGGAAAAAGACGAAAGTAAAGATAGTTGAGGTTCCATATAAACCTAGACCTTATCAATTAGAGTGTCACAAATCTTTAAAAAGATTTAATGTTCTAGTATGCCATCGAAGATTTGGTAAATCAGTATTATCTATAAATGAATTAATTAAAACAGCAGCAAAGAAACCTAGATCTTTGTGTGCATTCATAGCTCCAACATATCGCCAAGGAAAATCCATTGCTTGGGAATATTTAAAATTTTATACAAAACCATTAATGCATTGGGGTGGTGGAAGAAACGAATCAGAATTAAGAATAGATTTGTATAATGGATCTAGAATCCAAATTTTTGGGGCAGACAACCCAGATAGTATTCGTGGAATGGGGTTTGATGCAGTTGTCCTGGACGAATATGCTATTATGTCTCCAAGAGTATGGACAGAAATTATACGTCCTGCTATCGCAGATAAGCTAGGTTGGGTTATATTTATAGGTACACCAATGGGTCATAACTCATTTTGGGAAGTATATGATTTTGCTTTACGTGGTCATAAAGATTGGTATGGTAAATTATATAGAGCATCAGAAACTAATGTAGTACCTGATCATGAGTTAAAAGAAGCTCAAGCTATAATGACTCCTGAACAATACGATCAAGAGTTTGAATGTTCATTTACTGCAGCAGTATCAGGTGCATATTATGGTAGATTGATAACTAAAGCAGAAAAAGAAAAAAGAATAACTAAAGTACCATATGATGAAAGCGTTGGAGTTGAAACGTGGTGGGATTTGGGAATAGGAGATTCAACATCTATTTGGTTTGCACAAAGAATAGGTGAAGAAATTCATTTGATAGATTATTATGAAACATCAGGTGAATCTTTAGCTCATTATGCAAATGTGTTAGAAGAAAAAGATTATGCATATTCTTCTCATATAGCACCTCATGATATAACAGCTAGAGAATTAGGAACAGGTAAGTCTAGACTTGAAGTTGCAAATGAATTAGGTATAGATTTTGATGTGGCTCCAAAATTAGAAGTATATCATGGAATAGAATCAGTAAGAAATACTTTACCTAATTGTTGGTTTGATAGAGAAAAATGCAAAGTAGGTCTTGATGCATTAAGACAATATCGAAAACAATGGGATGAGAAAAACCAAGTGTTTAAAAATAAACCTCACCATAACTGGTGTTCACACGCAGCTGATAGTTTTAGGTATGGATGTGTATCCGAACCTATAGATACATCAGACTGGGATAGACCAATAACAGTAGATACAAAATACGTAATATGAAAAAATCAAAACAAGAAATACTATCAGTACTAAGTAAAGAGATTCACAATGCATCAGGTTATATTGGTGGTGAGCTAGTTGCTAGAAGAAAGAAATCATTAGAATATTATTTAGGAATGCCTCTTGGTAATGAACAAGAAGGACGTTCTCAAGTTGTTTCTAATGATGTAATGGATACAGTAGAAAGTTTAATGCCTTCTTTGATGAAGATATTTACTTCTGGAGATAATGTATTTCAATGTGAAGGTGTTGGTCCTGAAGATGAAGAAATGGCTAGACAAGCATCTGATTATATTAATCATATATTCTTAAAAGAAAATAATGGATTTACATCTTTATATTGTGCATTTAAAGATGCATTAATACAAAAGAATGGTATCTTAAAAGTATATTGGGATAATGCTAATAAAACTGAAAGAGAAGAATATACTAGATTAACAGATGATGAATTTAATGATTTAGTTTCAGATCCTCAAGTAGAAGTTAAAAATCATTCTGATTATGAAGAATCTATTACAGATGATAGAGGACAAGAAATAGATAAAGTTACTTTACATGATGTAGTAATTCATAGAACATCATTATATGGTGGAGTTAAAATAGAACCAGTTCCACCTGAAGAATTTTTAATTGAAAGAAGATGTAAAGATTTACATTCAGCTAACTTTGTTTGTCATAGAACAAATAAAACAAAAACTGAATTAGTAGAAATGGGATTCGATCCTGATATTGTAGAAGGACTACCAACAGGAGATCCTGATTTTTATACAGAAGATAAATTTATTAGACATCAAAATGTAGATTTTTCTCATGCTGATAACACAGGTGATAAAACTACAGAAGATGTTTTGATCCATGAGTGTTATGTTAAAATGGATTTAGATGGCGATGGTAAAGCAGAGCTTGTTAAAATAATTGTAGCTGGAGATGGTAAACAATTATTAGATATAGAAGAAATAGATACAATACCTTTTATATCTATGACTCCAGTTATTATGCCTCACAGATTTCATGGTAGATCTATTGCAGAATTAGTAGAAGATATACAATTAATTAAATCTACTGTTATGAGACAAATGTTAGATAATATGTATCTAACAAATAATAACAGAGTAGCAATTCAAGATGGTCAAGTAGCTATGGATGATCTCCTAACTAATAGACCTGGAGGAATTGTAAGAACTAAACAACCACCACAAAATGTAATGATGCCTATACAGGCACAACCTATTACAGAACAAGCTAGTGGTATGTTAGCTTATCTAGATGCAGTTAAAGAAACTAGAACTGGTGTAAGTAAAACTTCACAAGGTTTAAATTCAGATTCTTTAAATAATAAAACTGCTACAGGTATGAATCAAGTTTTGACTCAATCTCAAATGAGAATGGAGTTAATAGCTAGAATTTTTGCAGAAACAGGTGTAAAAGATTTAGCATTAAAAATATTTGAACTTGTTTGTAAGTATCAAAATAAAGAAAAGATTGTAAGAATCAGAGGTAAATATGTACCTATGAGACCTTACGAATGGAAAGATAGAGTTAATGTTACTGTTCATGTTGGACTAGGATCAGGATCTAAAGAACAACAATTAATAATGGTAAACGCTATTTTAGAACGTCAAATGCAGGCGATAAACCTACAACAGAATGTTTATGGCCCAATGGTTAATTTAAGAAATATATACAATTCTTTAAAGAAATTAGTTGAAAATGCAGGTATGAATAGTGTAGAACCTTTCTTTATGGATCCAGATGTGGGTGCATCTCAAATGCCACCACTTCCTCCTAAACCACCAACTGAATTTGAGAAAGTTACTTTAGCTCAAGTTCAAGGTGAAAACCAAAGAGCACAGCTTAAAGCTAATACAGAAGTTAAACGAATAGAATCTACTATGCGTGAAGCTCTATTAGATTTTGAGTTGAAAATAAAAGAACTTGAGTTACAATATGGTTCTAAAATTGATGAACTTGAATTAAAACGAAGATCTATGTTAGAACAAACTGATCTTCAAAAATCAGGTGATTTAATGAAAGAAATAGTAAGAGGACAAAAACAATTCTTTAATGGACAAAACAAAACAGATACAGAAGGGCAAGAGAGCAGAACAGCTCCTGAACGATCCCCTTCTAAAAACAGCATTTGAAGATCTCCTAGAAATTTATAAACAAGAGATTTTTAATACAAATTTCGCTGACGATGATAAGCGTAAACACCTTTGGGTAGCCTACAATATGGTAGACAAAATCAGAGGACATTTACAAAGTATCATGGCAAGTGGAAAACTAACTCAACAAGAGTTAGATCAATTAAATACAAGACGTTAATCTAACGAAACGTCAAATACGTCAACCAACAAGAAAGGAACGTTATGGCAGATGCCGAAAACCTACATGGTGCAGCTGAAAAGATTTCAGGAATATTGAATCCAAAAGAGGATCAACAAGAAACTGAAATTAAAAAGACTGAACCATCAGAGTCGCTTGAGACACAAGCAGCTGAAAGTCAACCAGAGTCTGAAGGTACTGAAGCAGAGACTACTGAAAATACTGAGAGTACAGAACAAACACAAACAGAATTAGAGGAACCAGAACTCCACCGAGTAAAAATACAAGGTCAAGAGTTAGAAGTCACCCTCGATGAGCTGAAGGCAGGTTATTCTAGAGACTCAGATTATAGACAAAAGACTCACTCTTTAAGTCAAGAGAAAAGATCTCTTGAAGATCAAAAGAGTAGTTTGCGTCAAACTTATGATACTCGTTTATCAGAGTTGAACAACTTAATAGCAACTGCTGACGCTACTGTCAGACAACAACAAGGAAGTCAAGATCTTCAAAAACTTTACGAAGAAGACCCTACAGCTGCAGCGAGACTGGACTACCAGTTAAGACAACAACAAGAGCAGTTAAAAGATATATCAAGTAAAGCAAAAGAAGCTCAACACAAACAATACAATGAGTTCCTTGAAACACAGAAAGAGTTAGCAGCACAAAAAATACCTGAGTTTGGTGATCCAAAAAAAGCTGATACATTTAAAGTTAGCTTACGTAATTCATTACGTGAATATGGTTTTAATGATCAAGAAATTGGAACACTTGCAGATCATAGATTTCTTATGGTTGCAAAGGATGCTATGAGCTATCAATCTTTAAAAGATAGAAAACCTATCGTACAAAAGAAAGTAGCTAATGCTCCTAAAGTGGTCAAAGCAGGTACAGCTAAGTCAACAACAAGTTCTGGTAGAGAGTTAATAAGAAATAAAATTGGCAAGGTACGTAAGACTGGAAACATTAGTGATGCCCAATCTGCAATCCTTGACATTATTAATCTTAAATCTCAACAAAGGAAATAAACAATGGCACAACCAACTAATACGTTTGACACGTATGATTCAGTAGGAGAAAGAGAAGATCTTTCTGATGTTATCTATAGCATCTCTCCTACAGACACTCCATTCCTAAGTTCAGCAGCTAAAACTCAATCTACTGCTGTATTACATGAATGGCAAACTGACTCACTAGCATCAGCATCAACATCAAATGCTGTAATCGAAGGTGATGAAGCAACTCTAGATGCATCAACTGCAACTACTAGATTATCTAACTCTTGCCAAATCATGGACAAGACAGTGGTAATTACTGGTACTCAAGAAGCAGTTGACAAAGCAGGTAGAGCATCTGAAATCGCTTATCAAATTGCTAAAAGAGCTAAAGAGTTAAAAAGAGACATGGAAGCTACTTTAACTGGAAACCAAGCAGAAGTTACTGGAAACGCATCTACTGCAAGAAAATTTGGTTCTCTTGGAGCATGGGTAGCAACTAATGATGATTTATCATCTGCAGGTTCTCCTGCATCAGGTGGAGCAGGTAATACTGCAAGAACTGATGGAACTCAAAGAGCTTTCACAGAAGCATCTTTAAAATCTGTAATTAAATCAGTATGGAATGCTGGTGGTGACCCTTCAATGATTATGGTGGGCCCATTCAACAAACAAAAATTATCAGGATTTACTGGTAATTCTACTAGATTTGATGCAGGTGCAGACGCTACATTATATACTTCTGTAGACGTATACGCATCTGATTTTGGACAGTTACAAGTAGTACCTAACAGATTCTCTAGAGATAGAGATGCATATGTGTTAGACATGAACTACTTCGGCATAGC